AGACGAATAGGAAGCCGCGCTTTCTTCGGTTTCTATCTGTTCTATTTCTGCGTCCGTGTCGTTTACCCAGCCCAACTGTTGTACGGCCGTCTTCCGCGAACAAATAGCCTTCTGACCGGTTGCCGAAAGAAGAAGGTTTACGTTCGCCGCTTCGTCCTCAATCATAAACGGTACTATTTCGGGTTCGATAATAAGGCTACCGCAAGCGTCTACAAAAGCCTTATCCTTGGCGTTCATTTGTGCTAAAAACGCCTGTATTACGCTTAATCGACGCTGCAAATAATCGTCGAACACCTCGCATTTGTCCTGTACTTTTAGGTGCGCGTCCATAAACAAAAGTTTCAAGGCGACACCCGAAACAGCCCCGATACCCTTTACTGAATCGAAAGCAATATCCGGCGTTTGCGTAATGGTATAAATCATACGCAAAAGGGTTTCTATCTCTAATTTCACGCTTTCGGGAGCTTGTGCCCAGCTTAGATATTGCGCGGTCGCCCCTTCTTCTCCCTCGATAACGGCCCCGCTTTCGCCCTTCTTGGCCCAACCCAAAATAGTACCCGTAGTAAAGATTTTCGGGCTTGCGTGGTAGTCGTTGGTATCGGCGAAGTTGGAAAGCAACTTTTCCAAGCGGTCTATAAGGTTCTGTACGTCTTCCCATTCTACGGCGGGCTGGCGGCCATAGATAACCGGAATTTTGCCTATTTGGTTCTTCTTGGGGTAGCCGTCCAATAACTGCCATTGGTTGCTGGTAAGCGTCCATTTCCGTATTTCGGTATCGGTATAGGTTTCGAAATAGGTATGTTTTACCCCCGCGCTATCCTTTACGACGTATTCGCGGGAAAAAGCTACCATATCGCCCGTTTCATCGAAGTAGGGGTAAAGTCTATCGCCGAACAATGGGCTAAAAATGGCGACTCGAAGTTTGTGCGTCGAATCGAAGCCGTAGTTTTTCGTCGGTTTCTCCACCGGGTACCAAAGTTCGGCCGCTTCCGTACTGCTGTAAATGGCCCGCGCGACCTTGCGGTTAAGAGTTCGGCTTTTGGTATCGAATAAAACGCGCTTTACAGCCTTCAAAACGTTGGCTTCCTTGGTGCCTTCTTCCGGTTCCGCGTTAAGGGTTACGGGGTTTCCAAACGTGAAGGCTACGGCCCGCTTTACTATAAGTTTCTGAATCGCCAAGGCTACGCGGGCTACCGGCTCGATACGGAAGTTTTCGGTTTCCCCGTCGCCATTGGTAACGGTCTTTATGTTCTTCTTTTCTTCGTCGTTTATATCGAAGTCGGAAAGGTCTACTTTTACCTTCTTATCCCTACGCTTTACCGGGTCGTTTACGTCGTGGCCTTTGGGGTCAAGCTGGGCGATATATTCGGCCGCGTTCGGCTCGGTCGCATTACGTCCGTTCTTCAATTCGGCAATAGCGGTACTATGGTTTTCGCCTGCCAAAAGTTCGTTAAGCTGCTTGCTGTTCATTTTATTGTTATTTTGATAGTTAAACATTATGCGAAATATCCGGCCGCGCTTTTCTTGCCTGTAATGGGCCGTTGCTCTACGGTTCCGGTTAATGCGTCCGGCGCGTCGTCGTGGGCGTTTTTGCCGACCTTCATATAGTGCGTAAGGGCTTGGTAGAAATCGGGCCACATTTGCGCCCACCCGCGCGGGAAATAGGTAAGGTTTTGCACTTCCGCGCTATGCGTGAATATGCGTACGGCCTTGTTTTGGCTTTGGTGGAACCACTTAATACGGGTTTTGTTGTTACCCATTAACCGGGCTTGCTTCTCTACATTACGCGCGAAGCCCCGGCCGCCGTTGTTACTCTCTACTACGGCCAATTCTACCGCGTGTTTGGTTAGCATTTCGGCCGTTTTGGGTTCGGTGTACTCCATAGGCTTAGCCGTATAAAGCACGTCCAAAACGAAGTTTCCTATCTCGGTTTCAAGGTAGGTTATCGAGCAAAGGAAATCCGCGCCTTCATCCGCCGTATCGGTATAGTTCTTAACCTTCCGTAGCTTGGTGGCCGGTAGTATGTCGTATTCCTTAAATGGGTTTTCGTACATAAGGCCCTGCAAGGGTTTCGGGTCTTGCTGGTAAAGGCTTTCGAATACGTGCGGGTTTCGGGTGCGTATGGCTTCCAACTTTTCCAAGTTATGGCGTTCGGGCCATAGTGCCGTACCTTCTTCGCGCGGGTCGTACTCGGTAGGTGCCCCCTTCTTAATCGCTTGGTAGGTTACTACTACCCACCCGTTCGGATTGTTTACCGGGTCGTATATTCCTTGCTGCTCCAAAAGGCGGCCAGCTAAGTCCTTTTCGTGCCAGCGGGTAAATACTATAAGCTGCTGGCTATTGTTGTGTAATCGGGTTTCGGCTACCGTGTCGTACCAATCTTCGATAGCTTCCCGAACAACTGCCGACCACGCCGTTTTAGCGTCCTTATAAATGTCGTCCATTATAAGGGTATCTACTGGTTCGCCGGTAAGCGGGCCACCTACGCCGACGGTCTTAAAGCCGCCCCGGTGTCCTACTATTTCGCATTCGTCGGCATTGCGAAGCCATGCGCCGGCAACGGTCGTAATGTTCGATGAATTAAGGCGCGTTTCCGGGAATATTTCGGCATATTCCGGCGTGTCTATAATACGCTGTATTTCGCGGTTGAACTTGCGGGCCTTCGGAGCCGAATAGCTTACGACGGCTATTTTATTGTCCGGGTTCCGGCCAAGTATATAAGCCGGAAGGCGGCGCGTAGAACCTTCGCTTTTGCCGTGCTGGGGCGGCATGAATACCATTAGCTTTTTAATCTTCCCTTCCGCGAATAAGGTTAGAACGTGGTAATATCGTATATGAAATTCGGCCGGGTCGAAAGTAGGCATAGTAGCGCGGGTAAACGGTAAAAGGTCGGTACGTGCTTCGCGTATCAACCTTTCCCGCAATGCGGCTATATACTCTATTTTCTCTTGGCGTGTCATTTACCTAATTTCTTTTCCAATTCGGCTATACGTGCGTCTAATTCTTCATCGGAAAGCTGCCCGAACAAATCCTTACCGTCCTTGCCCGTTACTTCGTTGTTCTGCCTGTTCTTCCAATTCTCCGGCTCTCCGTTGGTAAGTGTAAAGATTATCGCGGCCGTGTCCGGCTGGTAGTGTTTATCGACTATCTTTTGTTCCTTTATTCGCGGTATCTCCTTGCCGTTTACGTCGTACTTGCCGGAACCTACCGTAGTGATGTGCTTTTCCTGCACCGTGTACCCTTGTATCTTCCGTAGAAGGCTTTTTTTCGCTTCGGCTACAAAGAAGGCCATACGTTCCGCTTCGGCTTTTTTTATAGCGTCGGAAAACTCGGAAAACTCCTTTATCCAAGTGTAGTAAGTATCGGGGTGTATCTTGACCATACGGCATACTTCCGCCACCGTGTAGGTGTCGGTAGCGATAAGCGAACATATCTTTTCGGCTATCTTCTTATTGTATTTCGTAGGTCTTCCCATTCTACAATTTTGTTATTACTACTTCGGGGTCGTACTTCTTAATTCGGTCTAATATGATTTGGCAATACTGTGGGGAAATCTCGATACCGAAGCAATTGCGTTCCAATTGGTGCGCGGCTATAAGGGTGGAGCCGGAACCTAAAAAGAAGTCTATTACCAAGTCGAACGCGCGGCTACTGTTGCGGATAAGTCGGCCGATAAGTTTTACAGGCTTCATTGTCGGGTGGTCTGCGTTCTTCATCGGCTTATCTTCGTGAATAATCGTACTTGGGTGTTCGTTATCGTTCTGCAACTCCTTTACATAGGCTAATAGTTCCTTCTTTGTCATTGCGTCGAAGTCTACCTTATCTTCTATTACCGTGTGCTGGGAACGGTCGTTAATAAAGTAATGCGGGCCGCCGTCCTTCCACCCGTAAAGTATCGGTTCGTGCTGCCATTGGTAATCCTGTTTTCCGATAACGATGTTATTTTTTACCCATACAAGGTGCTGTTTATAGAGGAATCCGGCCCCGGTAAATCCGGTAATAAACGGCACCGCTTTTAATGCAGCGTGGAAAACATAGATAGCCGCGCCGGGCTTGCAACTTTCATATAGGGAAGCGTGTATATCTCCCATGAAAGCCGTAAAATCGGCGTCGCTCATATTGTCGTTCTTAATGTCCGTTTGTATGCGGTTTCCCCTGTCGGTATTGTTCAAATACTCGTTTTTGCTGGCATAGTCTACGTTATACGGCGGGTCTGTTACAATGCAATCGGCCTGCATACCGCCCATAAGTCGGCGTACGTCCTCAATTTTTCGAGTATCTCCGCATAATAGGCGGTGGCAAATGGCCCCTTTACGAATTTCGAAAAGGTCGCCTTCTTTTATGTCCGTTTCTACGTCTTCGGAGGCCGGCGGTATAAATCCGTCTTCGGTTAATTCCCGTTCCGGTTCTTCGGGTTCTGCAAACTCTGTAACGCCCCATTCTTCGGGGGATATTTCCCACCTTTCAGCCGCTTGGGTAAGTGCCGTTTCGTCCCAATCCAAATTAGCGGCCCCGGTCGCATTGTCGGCTAAGGCCAGTTCGCGCCCTTCCCGCGTATCTAAATCTATGTCGGTACGTTTTACCGCTACTATTTCTTCGCCGGTGGTTTCGACTATCAAAACCTTTTCTAAGCCTATTTGCCCGGCGTTTTCTACGGTTTTATTCCCGGCTATAATACGGTTGTTCTTATCCAAAAGAATAGAACGGCCCGCCCCGAATTGGCGCAGGCTCTTTTCTATCAAACTTTGGCCGAACTGCGTACCCTTGTTAAAATTTACGTCGTCCGGTATAAGTTGGGCTATATCCGCTTCTATAATCTTCTTCGGTGCCATAGGCTTACGCAATGAATTGGAATACCAAGCGGGCCAATAGTACGTTAAGGACACCGGCAAGAACACCGACTACCGAAAAAATAAAATCCCAAACTTCCGGGGTTCCCTTCTTGCTGAATTTGTCGTAAACCTCTTTCCCGGCGGCGGCCACAATCCCAGCGCAAAGGCCATAGAAGACACCGAAAAGCCCCACGAAGAAGGCGATAATAAAGCCGGCCGCTAAATGCAGCCATTTGTCAGAACTGAATAAGTAGCCCTTAAAGGTCGTAAGGACCTGTAAAATCTTTTCTTTCATACCTGCGTACGTCTATTAGTATGTAAATATTCGCGTTATGCAAAAATAAAAGAAGCGTATTACTATAATACGCTTCTTTATCCAAGAATAATTAAAAAGTTACCAACATAAACGGGGGATATATGCCCGTATAACCTGCTGGAAGTCTTCTAAGGAACGGCAAACAATGTACTTATTACCGTGTGCTTCGGCCAACGCTTGCCACTCCTTTTGCGTGGGTGTTTGCCGGCTGCTTTTGCTGGGGGTCTTAAACTCGATACAAAGGGAATGAAACCCGCCGGAAGGGTAAAGCAGGATAAGGTCGGCAACCCCGGCCGTTACTCCTCCGCCCTTCATAATTGCGGCTTCCTTTGCATTCCTTGCCCCGCCGTTCGGAACCGCGAAAAGAAGGCGGCCTATTTTCGGGTACTGCAACCGGAACCAAGTAACGCAGTCCTTCTGTATTTGGCTTTCGATATGTCGCATATTATTCGGTTTCTTTTTCGTACAAGTGGCAAGCCGGGTTATTTACCTTTATCCGCTTCAATCCGTTACCCGTTCTTCGGCTCTTTTGAAGGGCGCAACTTTGCACTATCTTCGTGCTATGGTCGTTCAATTCCCAACGCTGGCGGTGCTTACAAGTCCGGCAAGTCGGTAATTTCGGTTTGGCTCCGGTCTTAACGGCGGCTATAAATTTGTCGTAATCCATAGCCGAATATGTCTTTAACCAATCTTCGCGTACCAAAATATCACGCTGGGGAACATAAGCGTAGAATACGCCATTTACACGGCACCCGCCCGAAAAACGAGCGACCGATAAATACGGCTGCTTCGTAACGTCGGCAATTACTATAACTTTGTTTGTGTCGAACATACCTTTAATTGTTAAAATATTCACTACAATAAAATCCGTGTCGTGGCTGAAAGTCTTTGAAATCGCAAGACGTTAATAGCTCCCGGCGGTTAGTCCAATGCGCTAAATCTTTCTGCCATTGTGGGATAATTTGATTTGGCGTAAAATCCCTATACGGTTGTGCAAATGGCATAATATCCATTTCCCGAAGAAAATTTATACGTTCTAAGCTATCTTCTAAGTCGGTTAGAAGGACGTAAGAAAAAAGGCGGTGGGGCTTACAACCGGCTCCCCTTAGTAAATCGGCGGCTTCCTTTATTATCGGCATCATCGCTTTACTATCGCAAGCCAACCGGATAGGGGCAAGCCATTTAATTTTTGAGAGCCAAACGGCAACTTTGGGATTAGATACGATTATACGCGCGTCTAAACCTTGGTTAAAATCCACTTTGCACCCTATTTTAGCTATCTTTTCTAATTGTTCTTGGCAACAATCGGAAGCCAAAATATTATTATCCATTAAAACGGCGGCTTTCTTATTTTGCAGCACGTCTTCAATATCTCGGTATTTATGTATAGCCCCTTCCTTTTTCGGGACAATACACCAAGGGCAATTACGAATACAACCGCGCGTAATAAACCCGTAAGCGGTCATGCCGTCGAACCATTTAGCAAACGAGTATATAGAATAGTCCGGTAATTCGTTATCTATTTCTGCCGGTAACTGTTTACTTATATCGTACCCGGTGCCGCCGCGTTCGATATTGTCCGATTGAATAACCGTTACAACGTCTGGCGTAAACGTAAATACCTTTGAAATATATACTTTGTCGTATCTCTCAAAGAAATTTACCCATTCCACAATATCGCCGCGCTTTTTATGATAGGCCGCAATTTTCATTAACGCCAAATTAGGGAAGTTATGCCCGTCTACGTCTACAAGCCCTATTTTCATGTGCGTATCGCTTTATGATGAAACGTCCAATAGTGCGGGCCGCAACCCAAAACCATATTTCCCGCAGGCTGAACCTTATAGCCCGGTTTATCCGTCTTAGTCCTTCTTTGAAATTTTCAGAAAACCGGCAATATCGAACCCCGGCTTTTGTTTCTTTGAGAAGGTAGGCGTACGCTTCGGCCCGTGTGCGGAAGTATGTATTTTCGTACATAATCGCGCCGCTATGGGTTGTATTCGGCCAGCCGTATTCCTCGCATAGTTCGGCCTTTACCGCCCACCGGTCAATAGTGAATACCGGAAGGTTCCGAGCGAAGGTGTCCGGTTCATCAATCAAGGCCCGAAGTACCCCGTTTTTTTCGTCTGCCTTAATACGGGCGGCAAGTTGTCCTATTTCGCTATTCTCGCCGGGTGTAACCAAAGACGAATAGAAAACTTTACCAGTTTCTATATTTATGGCTATAAGCCCGTGAACATACCCGGAACCGATACAAATACAAGCCCCGCCGTATTTTTCTTCATTATAGACAGCTACGATATGCTTTATATCGTAATGCTGCTTTATTGCTTTGAATCCCATATACTTATCTTGTTGTTTGTTTGAACCATGCCCGGTAACAAAGTTCCCGAAGCAAATCCGAAATAATGGCTAACCCCTTGGAAAGCCATAAGCAAATCAATTGAAGCGGCACGACCGTAAAGAATACAAGCCAAAATATCGTATTCCATAATAGGCCGGTACGCTTTTTTACTTTTATCGTATAGGTTATTTCTCCTTTGTTCATACCCTATTTTTTAGCTTCTACTTCTTGTTTCGCACGGTAGTTTACTACCGTTTGGGCTACTCTGAAAACAAGCCCGGTTATTGCGTCGCGTTGGGACTTCGGCAGGCCGCTTTCAAGGTTCGCAACCTTTATGAAAGTTTCCCTAATACCCTCTACCGTAAATATCCCCGCGTCCTTCAAAGCGTCGTACGGTGTCCGGCGATACCTGTAACCTTCTTGCGGAGCCGGTCGGTTGTTATAGGCTTCTATTTCGTAGCCTAAGAACTCGTTAAATTTGTCGTCCTTAATTATGTCCTTTACTTTCATATCTTTTTTTGTTGGTGTTTAGTAGCGTCGTTTCGTGAAGTGGATAATAGCGAAGTCAAGGGTAAGCGCAGAAGCAAGCCCGGCCAATTCGTGGTATTTCTTTTCGGCAGCGTCAAATACCGGCTTGAACCATGCCTTAAAATCTTCTACCGTAAGCCCGTCGTTTTCGGCTAAAATCTCCAAGGGGACGGGGTGGCCGTCTACCTCTGCTTCATAATCGTAATAAACGACAGATATTATCGGTTTGTCGTCTAATTGTGCTTCCGCGTAGTGATTTACTACGCATTTTTCCCGTCGTAACTCCAATTTCTGTACGCCGACAATGTCGGCCGGAATCTCGGTTATAACTTCTTGGGGGCTTCGGTATGGTTTTGCGCTCCATTGGCGGACGCTAAGAACTCCACCCGTAGCCTTTATTTTTTCGATTTTTGCCCGCCAATACCCGTAATTACTTCGGCAGGTGTGTACCTTCCGCCCGTCGGCTACTTTGGCTATAAAGCCCGTTTCTTGCCCCTTACGGGGGTGCTTGGGGAAGAAGGTTTTACTAAGCGTTACTACTGCTTTCATCGTTAATTAACTTTTGTTCGGTTATAAAGTAGGTGCGTATCTATTCCGGTAGCGTTAAAGACCAAGGCCCGAACGTCTTGCCCTAATTTTTCTACGGCTTTTAAGGTGTCTTCTTGGCTAACTCCTTCGGCCTGCTGCTTCTCGAAAAACTTATCTACGAGTGCGCTCATAAATATTTTTGTAGAAGCCCGGAATCCTTCTAAGGTGTAATTCGGTTTTGCCCCGTTAAATGCTTCGTACTCCCAAAGGGTAGCTTCCATTTCTTCGAGCACGGGGCTTAATTTCTTTCCTATCATATTGGTAACTGTTAAAATGGTAAATCGTCTACTTCTTCGGGTTGCTGATATGCCGGCGGCTGTGTCGGCGCATACGTTGGGGCAGCGGCCGAAGTCGTTACGGCCAGCTGGGGGACTTCTGTTTGGTCGGCCCGGTTTCCGCCTAAAAGCTGCAATTCTCTAACCCGGCAATTTATACCGGTTTGTAATACTCCGCCGGCTTCGTATGCCTTGGCCGAAAGTTCGCCGCGAATGAATACGCGGGTTCCTTTCTTCAAATAGTTAATTACCGGGCTTTCTCCGTATTTAAGGCAGCTTACCCAAGTCGTACGTTCGTGTCTTTGCCCCTGCGAATCTTTATAGCTTTCGGTATGGGCTACGCTGAAAGCTATGTACTTTTGCCCGTTAAGGTCTTTAATAATGGCGTCCGCTCCGAGGTTGCCAATTGCTTCTAATACTAACATATTGCTTTAATTATTTGGTTTGAAAATCTTTACTTGTGAATAATCGCGGCGTTTCGTCCGGTAGCTGAACCCCAATAGCGCGTAAGGCTTCCCGGTAAGTATAACCGTTGTTTTGGTAGTTCATAAAGACGTTATAGGCTTTGGGGTGCAAGTCGTACAACCGTTCGAAACGCGATATTTTTTCTATATGCGCCCCGAAGCCGCAAAACATACAGCCTGTTTGTTCTACTCCGGGAATATCGTAAATGGGACTATATGGTATATTGAATCGGTGTATATATTCCCAAATATCGGTATCTCTCCATATACTTATCGGATAACTTGCCACCCTGCGACCTTCGTAGCTGTTACACCCACCACGTTTTATATATTCGTGCGTTCTTAGGTCGCTTTTTCAAACATTCGCAACACTTTTCGGTTATATCAAATGGTTTGTCTATTAAGAATTTCCAACGCTCGGATATTTTACCGGTAAATGAACCTTTTACCTTTTTCCCATTTAGCCGCTTTTCTTTCAAATACGGGCTATTAGTGTGTCTAATCTCCCTTATATACGATGCTTGTTCTTTCGATATAAGCGGAAAACCATACTTACCGATAACTTCCTTTACCGTAATTCCCGGCCGTATTATCGTTACGTTCTCGGTGCTTCTGACGAAGCGCACTATTTCGGGGTACTCGTTGCCGGTATTGCAAAAGACTGCTTTTATATCCCTATCGACAAACCGCCGCACTATGTCGAGCAATACGGTAGAATCCTTGCCGCCGGAAAAGGAAACGTAGGGGACTTTACCCGTACGGGAAAGGAAGGCTTCTACCGTCCCTACTGCGTGGTCTATCTTTTGGCTTAGCGTCCAACCTTGGCGCGTGTTTAGTTCCTGTATTGTCATTGCTTAGGCTACTTTTAGTAATTCGGTTGTTATTTCTTCTACCAAGGCTTCGCAAAGAACACGGGCTATATTCACTTCTACCGCATTGCCGATAAACTTCTTTTGGTCGGCTTGCGTCCCTATAAGGGTGTAGTTTTCCGGAAACCCCATAATTCGCTTTAACTCGATAATTTTTAACATTCGCATTTTTATATCGACGATACCGTAAAGGGCCATAAACTCCTTTATTTTCCGCATTGGGCCGCTATCGGTTTCGTAAATCTCTATCGCCAAATGGCCGCACTCCGTAGTGATAAGGTACGGGGGCTTTTTATCCATTTTAGCGATAAGGGTAAAACACGGCTTTTCGACGGAACCGCCGGTATTGGAATATTGGGGATTCATAAGGTACCATTTGCAGGATATTACGCTTTGCTTGGGGTTTGTCATTACCGCCGGGCAAGGCTTATCCAAGTCTGATAATTGCCCGCCACCGCTATAACTATTCGCTATAAATTGCGGTTTTACCACCGAAAGCCTATCTTTCGTTGTAAGGGTCGGCGAAGGCGTATTTACGGAATGATTATGCCCGTTTCCGTAATATGCCGAAAGAAATTCGGCCCCTACTAAACTATGGTGGTCTACGGTCGTAATGGTTCCCGCTACGTTGTCTACGCTGGAAACTTTGCTTTCCGGGTGTCCGCTAAAATGCTTTGCGAGAAAATGAATGTTCGCTATTCCTAACCTGTTTTGGCAAGCTACGGTAGGGCATGGTTCATCTATCGAAGGCGGGATATGCTTACCCGTCTTCTTATTGACTGAATTATATTTAATCAAAAACGAATCCTTCCCGCCTGCTACGAACTTTATAAGGCCCGCGTATATGCGTTCCAAGGTCTTAGGCGAAAGCGGTTTTTTACGATTAAAGATACTTTCCCCTTCATCGGCAAAGTCCAAAACTTCCTTTACGGGTTTCCACTTCGCCAAGCTGCCGAAAAGGTCGCCGCCCCCGGTCTTTGAGTGGGTAGGCTTCGGCCATACGATAGGTAGGTAAGGTTTGGCAAATATCCCGAAGAAACGCTTTCGGCTGGTATATGCCCCATAATCCGCCGCGTTAAGTATTCTATGGTCGAACTTGTACCCGTAGGCTTTTACGTTATCTACCCAATTAGTATAAAGCCGCCCTTTGTCCCTGCTAATCGGTTTTCCGTTTTCGTCCAAGTCGCCCCAGCTCATAAATTCCTCTACATTCTCGATTTGGATATAATCGGGGGCAAGGGCTTCTATATACCTAAACAAATGTTCGGCAAGGGTGCGGCTATCTGCGTCGCGAGGCTGGCCGCCTTTGGCACGGCTGAAATTGGTACATTCAAGTGAAGCCCAAAGTACAATTTTCGCCATAGGGTACATTTGGCGCATTTCGGCCGTATGTTCTTTCAATGGGCATAAGTCCAAAGTTCGCATATCTTCCGTATAGTGCTGCGCTTCGGGGTGGTTGGCCGCGTGGCTCGCTATGGCGTTCGCGTCGTGGTTTACGCAAGCTATAACCTTCGCGCATTTACGCCCCTTATAGTTGGCTTTCTCTACGCCTGTACTCGTTCCACCGGCACCGCAAAACAAGTCTATATATAGTAATCTAATATCGTCCATTTTGCATTATAGTAATACGCTTTCGCGGAAAATTAGTCTTTTGATAGGTGGGCTTTCACTGCGTTTACATAACCCCTAAATTCGGAGGTATATTGGTAATCGTCCGGGTATTTTCTGAGGTAGTAGATAATAGTAGCGTGGTTCCGTTTCATCTCCTTTGCAATCTTTACTACCGTCGCTCCTTCTTCACGGCATAGCTGGGCGAAAATCATGCGGGCAAAGACGTGCTTTTGCTCTCGACTTTCGCCTACAATATCGTAGAAGGCAACGCCCATGCCTTCGGCTATTGCCTGCTTTATGTTCTGAAAGGTCGGTACTTCTTCGTAAATAATTGTCTTACCTGTCAATTCGGCTAAATTCTTTTCAAGTGTAGCCCCTTTGGAAAATCCCCAATCGGGCAACAAATAGATAGCCTTGCACCCCATAAGTAGAAGTACGTCCATAGCTACGTGAACTTCCCAAGAGGCATTAGCCGGAATACCGTTTTTAAGCGGGTTTACCACCTCGTAACCTTGGGCTTTTAACATGGTTTCCGCCGCTTCAAATTTGGCCGCTACTTCTTCTATTGGCTGGCCGCTTATCTGTCCCGAAATGTATATCTTTTCCATGTTGGCTATTATTTTCTATAAGAATGGTTTATAAACGGGATTCTATCGAACATTTCCGTAAATCGGTCGGCAATACGTTCGCCGTATTTGTTCGCCAAGTCTTCCACATTTAGGTTGCTGGTCATAATTGTAAATAGCTGCCGGTCATACCGGTAGTAAATCGTATCGACAAAGGGGCTAATTTCATTTCCCCAAACCTTCACTACGGAAGGTTCCGTACCTACGTCGTCAATAGCTAATAGCTCGGCTTTCTTAATGCCGTTAAAGCGTTCCGGTTCGTTCTTTGCTATGTCTGCAAGTTCTAAGGCCGATACCGTCCTAACCGTCTTTCGTTGGTCGAAATATGCACTTTCGTACAAAATCCCGATAAGGCTACCTATCGCGCGGGCTAAGGTGCTTTTACCGTTACCTACCGTTCCGAATAACAGAAGCCCCGGTTTGCAATTACCGGTAAGCCATTTTGCCGCCTTTTCTATATGGCTTTGGGTCGCTTCGTCGTCGATGAACTGCATACGCCGCCGCATAACTTCGGCTATATAACATTCCCGCAACATTGCCGGCACGTCTTCGGGGTACTTATCAACCTTAAAGCGTTCCGGTAAAGCCTTTCTTTGAAGTACCGCCCGGAACCGGGTTAAGTCCACCCGTTGCGGCCCCTGTCTGCTGTCCTTTTCGTCCATTTCCATTATTACCTATTTCGTTACGCTCCCAAGTTCTAACCGCCGCTTTCCAATCCTTCATACAGTTACGGCCCACCTTCCAACCGTTCGAAGTATAGTAATCTATCCACGCTTGCGGGTCTACGTCGTTACCTCGTTCTTGGCAATACGCCGTAACTTCTTCTAAGGTGGGCTTCTGAAAGATTTTACCGCCTTTCATTTTAGGGGCTGCCTTGCTCATGCCTTGGGGCTTGCCAGCTCCTAACGTCGGCCCTTGCGGTGGCTGGGTAATACCTTCGTTCAATACCCGTATAAGGTCGTATTTTTCAAGTTTTTGCAATACCGATTTATGCGCGTTGTTCGTAGGGTTTAAGTTCGATACCCCGCCGTACTGAAATATGATAAATTCGGGTAAAAACGCTTTGCTTCCGTTATTGAAGAAATGGATTCTTCCGGCAAAGGCTTTTTCGAAGTCCTCTAAGTCGTACGTTTCGCCGCAATAAAGCCCGGCTACCTCTAAGTCCACTTCCCATATTCCGGCGTTGTCGCACTCGCAAAAAAGGTACACCCAAAGCAATTTATAAGCGGGCGGTAAGTCCCTTATAAATCGTTTCTTAAATAGGTCTGTATCTATGAATCTTTTTGCCATTTTGTTACATTGAAAAGCTACCCCGGCCCGGAAACCGGGGTAGCTGGGTTAATACTGCTATTGCTCGATAATCGCAATTTCGGGGCTTAGTTCCCGAATGCGGGCTACCTGCACGTCTATAATTCGGTCGCGCAGGTCTTCCAAAAGTTGGCACGCTCCGGGGCTTACAAGTTGCAGGGTTACGTCGCGGCCGTTTACCGAAGCGTAAAATTCTACTTCGATAGTTTCCGCCGGCATACCTTTGAAAATCGGAATTTGAAGGGTAAAGGCTTCCGGCAGGTTGCTCATAACCACGCCGCTATAATTGTCTTTGAAGTCGCCCTTTTCGCTCTTTTGCTTCTCTACCTTGGAATTTACGGTAGCTTCGAAGTTTTTAAGTTCGGTTACGAGCTTCATATTCGCGGTTTTGTCCGGGAAAAATGCGCGGTTCATTTTGAAGAACTGCCCCAACTCGTTAGGTTCCCAACCTTTGCCGGCGTTAATCCCAAATTCGGAAAATTTGGGGTGCTGGGAAAGACGACCTACCACCCGGCCCGTAGTATATTCGTCGTTCTCGTTCGTAACGAGTGTAATACACACCTTTTCCCGGTCTACCAAAACGTGGCAACGCTTCGGGTTAATTTGGTCGGCTTCGGAAAGTCGCTTTTCTAAGAACTCTACCGGCGCACCGATAACGCCGGAAAGGTCGATTTTTACCGGGGCCTTGGGGTCAAGAACTGCGGGGGCCTCGCCCTCACGTACGATAATTTCCGCCTGCGTAGTTCCTTCGGGAAGGTTTACTACTACTTTTTTGTTTTCGTCCATACTTTTTTACTTGTTGATTGTGAAACTTTTACTTGGTTTGAAGTGGGCTACTTCGTGCGCCGGTATGATAATCGTAGTACCGGCAGTAATGTTGCGGGCTTTCTTTTCGGCCCGTTTCTTCGGCTGGAAGGTTCCGAAGCCGCGAAGGTAAACGGGTTCCTTGCGCTGTACGCATTCCTTAATTGCGTCTAATGTGGCTTCGATAATCGGCCTTACATGGCTATCGTTTTGCCCGGTTTTACTCCCAACGACCGTAATTAAATCTTGCTTCGTCATTGTTTTGCTTTTTAGTTGTTAGTACCTGTTTTTCTTCCGATTTGAAAAAGTGTTGTTTGTAATTCTTCGCTGTACGCCGGCCGGCTCTCGATAAGGTCGCCGTTTTCATTGTAATAGCCGACTTCGCGGGCTTCTTGGTCGATGAACTTAAAGCACCTTTCGGTAACAAATTCGGCCTTCTTTTTCAGTCCTTCCAAGGTCTTTTTTCGCTCCGTCGTAAGGGGTTCCAAACGGGCCTTAAAGTCCTTCATCGCGGCCGTCTTTTCTTCCTCGATGTCGTTAATTTCGATGTCCGTTTCCGAAAGGCTTTCTTTCATGCGGGCCAATTCTTCCGGGGTAAAAGGTTTCATATACCCCTTTTCTTCCACCGCGTCGCAATTATCCATAAGGAAGGCTACGCGCTTCTTGCCTTGTTCGAGGTCTTTCCCTAATTCTCTTTCCATGTTTCGTTATTTTTTGATTAAAAGAAAATCGTTATAAATACCTTCGAACTGACGGCCCGCGTACGTGGCGAGTTCACGGGTTTTATAGCAAAGCCGGGAGCCGATAGTCGCAGACGTATGCGAAGCCGTGTAAGACGGATACGCGTACGAAAAGCCGGCATACGCGCCGTAATGCGCATCACCGCCGAAAAGCACGCCCCTTTGACTTTCGCCGGAACTCGGTACGCTGATATAGAAGTAGTCGCAAAAGTAGGTCGAAGTGCTTGCGCCGACTTCTACCGGCATATTCTCGCCGTACTCGCCAATCATCATTATTTTAACGTAACCTTCTTTTCGCGGCAAGTCCCCGCGCTTCTCGTACCCCTCGTAATCGTTACTTTGGAATTTAGCAGGGTCGGTACATACGAAAAACTCACTAAGACCGCCGGCCGCGTCGCTCTGCATATTGCATTTACAGCCGTCCGTCCAACTCCAAATATGTCCAAAGGGATTTTCCAAACCTCGGTAGGAAGGAACCGAAACGGTAGCAAATACACCCCCTTCGGAATCCGGCATAGCGTAATCAACAACCCCCGTTTTATTTCCGAGGGAGTTGGTATGACCACAAGGGACAAAAGGATAATAACCGTTATAGCTACTCCAATTGGCACTACTCAACGTCGTAACGCCGGAACCTAATCCGCCTTGCTTATATCCTTCGCTCGTAGGTTCTGCGTTATAGGCGAGTTGGCAATTAAAATTAGCGTATTCGACGGCGTAAAGCCACCAGCAAGTTTTTTGCACCTCGTAAACGTCGCAATTCCAACCGGCCCCGTTCTTGCCTGCATTTCCTCGGTTACGCGCATACGCCCGGAAGTTGGTAAGACTGATAACCGTAGCCGGTCGGCCCAAGAACGTACGATATGTTCCGTCGTATGCCGTGTTGTTGTTACCCCCTCGGAAAGCTGCGGAAGTGTTTACGACGCTTGCAAGTTTCGGCGTAGCCGATACGGTGCGGTCTACGGATGCTTCATAAGCCGAACGATAGGCAAGCGGTACCAAGTGGAACCCCGGTAATGCGTGTTCGGAAAGAAGGCAACGGAATTTAGTACCGTCTACTTCGAACTTGCGGTAGTGGGCCGGGATTTCTACCATTACCTGCCCGTCGGTACCGTCAAGTTTGGCGGCTGCTCCTGTATCGCGTTTGGTGCTGTCGTTCGCATGAAGGTAGTAAGCCACCGTTCCGTTATCGCGCAAGATACAGCGGCGCATTTTACTTTGAATAGGCAGCGAAACGTGAAGTTCCGGCCGGCCTATCCGGGTACAAGCCGAAGAAGCTACGTTAGAATCCCATTCTATACCGTAGTAGTAATCGTAGGGAAACGTCGGCTTCGTGTTTCCTACTCCAATCAATAAACCCATAGCCGTATAAGATTTAGTACCCCCAAACAAGGGTAGCGTTAATACTCGTTTGCTTAATCTCGCGGACTATTTCGGGGTTCCAGCCTGTTTCGAAGCGCGTAGCCACGAACTTGCCCGGCTCCATGCCCCAAAGGTTTACTTCAAGAACTACGGCGGTTTCTCCGTCGTTCTTAATATTAAACGGCGTATCTTCCATTTTGAAGTTACCCGTACTTAGCCCTTCAATGGGGCCAATTCTTCCGATTTGGGCGGAAACCGTTTCGCCCCCTCTCGTTGTACTCATTTCGTCGAATTTTAAGTTACACAAAAATACCTACTTGCGTATTATAATAATACGATTGTTGGTAAAAAAATGAAAACTTATAAACATATTCCTGTCATTATAATATGTAACACACTTCTTTATTATAGTTGGTAATAAGCCAACCGCATTTGGTTCCCTCTGTAAAGTTATGTGGTTCGGGTATGCCTATAAGTTCAAAAATATACGAGGCAAAACTAATCTCTTTTGGCGGCATTATATCACTTGCCATTTCTTCCATAGTTAAAGTTCCATAGATATATGAGCCACCTTGTACGGTAAGGTGTGTAGTCCAATCTCCACTACGTGTATATATGAAACAATTATTAAAAATAATTGCCCTTGTTCCTATATATTTAGGGTCGTTGGGTAATTCAATATTGCAATGACTACCCATTATATTTAAGTCTCCATTTAATCTATATTTACCATTTGTATATATAGCGTCTGAATCTGTTAAATTGACAAATGGGGTTTGAATGTAACCCGAAAAAATACCTTTTGAAGCATATACGGTGCCGTCTTGTAATACCCTAAAAGGCGCGGTACCTCTATTTGCTTTTGTTGCCCCTGCCCAAAATCGTACCGATGTTGCCGCTGTACCGTCCCCTGTTATGCCCGCCAAAATGCTACCGCCATTACCTGCCAATTGAACGGTACCGGAAGTAATTATGCCCCCATTTATTACTGTCTGCGTATTGTCGTATTCTACTGCTTCTCCCCAATCGGAAGCAACGAAATTCCCCGTAGTTCGGGTTACATTACACTTGCGTAATACTTTTCCGTCTACCCAAATATCGCCTTTTTTGTACGGCGGTATTGGCTGGGTCGTATATACCTTATTATTGTCGCCTATCATTTCTTCAAGGTCGGAAACGTCCTTTACAGAACCGTCCGAAGAAACGAATTTTATATTACCACCTATTTCGCCACCGTCTAAATCAAAATAAGTTTTTCCGTCAGAACTTTGAATCCGTCCGGTAGTAATAAATCGCCCGTTAATGGTAGAGGCACCGTAGGTGAGAGATATAAGGCGAGCAGGGCGTTTCCCGTCAGCGTCAGTTAATGCACTACTTAGGCTTCCTATTAAGAAATAATAATACATAGGGTCGCTATCTATCTTGCGTTGAACCGTGTCAAAAACTATATTACCCGATATTCCATTTTTTTGACAACGTGCATATATATAGTAAGGCATATTACTTACAAGGTCGGAGAATGTTTCAGTAGTTAAAAACCAGTTTTTTATGTTTTCGTCTATTGTATAATGAACCAATGTTCCACCTATAATTCTTACCTTGTTTGGATTACCTTCGTAATTTGTCCAAAATTGGGTTTGCCGTAATACGAACTGCTGGGAACGTGCGCCGGTGGCTAACATGGTCGTTTCAATCGAAAGCGGCCTTATCTTCTCGCTGTAATAGTGGCCTTCGGGGTCGAACACGTTAGCTAATACCTCTTGGCTGGCTTTCCAATTGCGGCGGGCCTTCGACTGGTCGGCAAGGTCGTTTATCTCTATAACATTGTCGATTTTCTGCAAGTCTTCGATAACGCGGGTAATCGTCGTTTTGGTTACGCTGTCGCCCAAGGTTATATTATACTTGTATTCCCGCAACAAATCGCGCGTAAAGGCCGTAATTCGTACCGATTTGTTTACGCCTATGTCTTCATCTTCCACCGGGATATAATCGCCGACGGCGAAAAGGTTTACTACGGTCAATTCGCCGGCGAATTGTCGGATAAAATTTTCGTCGATACTTAACCCGTACTGTACTTGCGGCTGGCTGTATTCGGTTATTACCTTGTTCCCTTCCGAAAGTAGTTTGTTTTCCGCGTCGGTCTTGTAAGTGTCCGGCAAATTTATATCCGTGAAGAAATACTTATCGCCTACGCCGAACTGAAACGCCGCACTTGTTTCGCTGGGGAACTTCATGCCGTTTTCGTCCGTGAACGGTACTACCTGTATTTCCTTCGTCGCGTGGTCGTACTTGTGTACGTCAAATTCATAGCCGGCCAAGTTCCCGGTAGTGAACTTTACCTTTGCGTTCACTCCGTCTATAAGCCACTTTGTATTACCTGCGCTATCCTTTTCGTTAAGGTCGAAGTTCATAGTAGCGTCCTTAAAGGCATAATACGCGCTTCCGGCGGCAGTTACTTCGCCGTAGCGTTCGGGTTTGATGTCGTCGAATATCTTTGTATTCTCCTTCAACCCGTAAGCCACAATAGCGGCCGCGTCTTCGATGTAGGAAGCGTTCTTAGCCTTGCCCGGAAGACAAAGGCGGGTATAACGGTATTTGTTCCCAAGGTTGCTACTACCGCCATAGACGTATAGCCGGGTAACTACGTTCTTGGAATTGATGTTTTGGCGCGTCAATTCGTAAAGCCCGCCGGTACGCCCGTACCGGAAAGTATAGGGGAAGTTTACCCCGGCCGTTTTGATATTAAGCGTACGAACGCCATTAGCTTGGGTAATCTCAAATTCGGTGCTGTATTGCTCGCAAAGGTCTTGCAACACTTCCAAACAATTCTTTTCCGTATAGGTAAGTGTCTTATACTCCGTATTGGTTGGGAAAACACCTAACGCCCATTTGCCCGGATATACGCGGGTAAGGTTCCCGATAAGAATACCTAAGAAGTCTTCCAAATCGCCCGTAAAGCTGTCTAATACGGTATCGTCGGGCAATAAAAATTGCACGTCGATTAACTCGTACTGTACGCCTTCGAAAGTAAGAGTATATTCGAAATTCCGGTTTCCGGTCTTCTTAATGCCCGGAAGCTGGTTAAGGGTATAGGTCTTCCCGTAAACGTCTATTTGGTCGCCCAAATGGAAGGTTAAGGGCGTGGCACTTTTAACGGTTATCGCTACCGTATCGGCCCCCAACAGCGTAATACTCTGTTCGGCCTTGGTAACGCCGGATTTACGCTCCCGCGAAGTCAAAAGGGCCGTAGTCCCGTCCGGGTGTCTTACTATAATTTGTTCCATACGATAATACCGTTAGTAGTGAAACTTTCTATTTCTTCGATAACTCCGGCGACAATGGCGTAAAAAATTCCGTCGGTCGTGTATTCGTGGCTCGCTGTTACGTCGGTTCCGTAAACGTCGTTCGTTTGGGTTCCGTCGCCCCAAAATATAGTAACCGCTTTCGCGCTGGTTAGGGTAATCGTTAGCGTCTTAGTGTCATTGCTTAAACGCTGGTGCCGTACGATACGCTTTACCGGGTCGGGTTCCTTCAATTTCAAGGTAAAGGTTCCTACCATAAGGTCGTCGCGCCAACGCTTGTTAATAGCTACCCCGTTTTCGTTATAGACTTCGTAAAGCAACGGTTTTGTAGGGTGTATATCTACCATAAGCCGCTGGGTGTTGGGCCGGCTAAATACGTCCAAGAAGTCGTTTAGCTTCGTAACAAAGTCTACCTTCCCGTTCGCTTTCATAAAGCAATTAAGGGTTATTTCGCGGGGTTGCAGTATCTTGTTTTCAAGGTCTACTATCTCCCCGTGATAATCCGGCCAATCGACGGAAACCGGGGCTTTCATCTTGGGCCGGTCAAGAAGGCCGCTACTTTCGCTTACATAAATATCCCAAGCCTTAAAATCGGTTCCGTCTATGCTGTAAGCCAATTGCGCCACCGTAGCGATACTATCGGTAATTTCCGCCTGCGTTAAAGCGGTATTATATACCTTCAATTCGTCGATACAACCGTAACCGTTGGCGGTCGTATAAATGTCTTGCAGGATAGCGAAACCGGTAGGCTGGGCCGGTAGCGTAATGGTCTGCACTAATGCGGTGTCAAGGTAAATGCGGATTGTTAGGCCCTCTTTGACGATAACCCAATAGCCCCAAGTATCGGCCGCAAGGTTAAACCACACTTCCGTATAACCTTCCAACGCTTCCCACCGTGCGAAAAATCCGATACGCTTGCCTGTAAAACCGTCCGGGAAGGCCGAACGCTTCAACCAAGCAAGAAGGGTAAAGTTTCCGGTAAGGGGAATTACGTTTTTGTCTATATCGCAATGCCCGTTACCGTCGAACTTTATACAATTGCCTTGCTTTCCGCCGGTAAAATCCGCTTCTACTACCGTACCGTCCGCCCGTGTCTTGCTGTAATCGTAGGCAACGGTAGAACCGGCCGCTTCATCGAAGGGCATATTTAGGATAATGTTACTTTCGTCTGCCATATCAATACGTTTTAGTCGTTTTTCGAATAACTTTTATTATCGCGTTACCTTCGCCGTCGCCGGTGGTAGTCGTCAAGTTCCCGCCGTAGTGGTTTACGCAAATCTTCGCGTTATCCCGCGCTTCTACCTCTACGGTGGTATTGTCGAATACGTCTACCATGACGAAGGAATTACCGGTAGCAAGAACCTTTAACCGGCTTTGGTGCTTTACGAATACCTGCCCGACGTTCCAACCGTCGTAAGTGGCTGTACCCTCGCAATGCCCAAGGGCTACTACGTGCCGGAAGTTTCCGGCCGTAATAGCTTGGTCGAGGAATACGCCGTAGGCTTCGCAAGTGCCTACGAAGTGCCGGCGTATAAATTCATTGCTGGGGTACTCGTTGCTTAGGCAGAAGTCGATACCTTCGAGGTACATTTTTATAAGTTTGTCTTTCTCCTTGGTATCTATAAGGCGGTCGTACCATTCTTCGCAAATGCCTTTCTTTTTGGCGTCGCGGGCCAATTGTTTATTTACTTTCATATCGTTACATTGTTATTCCTTGCGCCCGTAACGGGTCGGACGCGCTTCCCGAAGTATTTTTTTCTATCTGTTCAAGGTGCCGGTTCGATACGCTTAGCTTACCGTCGATATTGGCAAGGTGTATAAGTTGCTGGCGCAAAATCTCTATTTGCTGTACTTGGTTTACACGCACGGCGTTCGTTTGCCCGGCCAATAGGTCTATACTTTCTTGGCTGGCTCCTTTAATCGCACCCGATAGGCTCGTAGTGGGGTCGCCCGTATCGTCCAAATCCTTAAACAGGTCTTCGTACAATTTCAAGGCTTCGGCGTACCCTTGGGCTATCGAGTTTACCCTATCCTTAAACCGCTGTTGTTCTTCCGGGGTCAAGCCGTCGAAGGAACCGCCGCCTTCTTCATCGAAACCCATATCGCGCTGCAACTGCTTTACGGCACTTTGTAGCTGCTGTTCAAGAAATTGTTTCTTTAAGGCGTTCTTTACGGCATTACCTAATACTTGGTTCGTAACCTTTTCAATCGCATTTTTTACATTGTCGCTATTGAATCCGTCCGCGTAGGCTTCGGCTATCGCGTCGGACAATTGCGTAGCCAAGTCCTTCGCCGAAGTCTGCGTAACGCTTTCCGTAATTTCGGCTATGGTATCTTCGATTTGGCGGCCTAATTCTTCGTATTGTTCCTTGTATTGGTTTACCTTGTCGCTATCGGTTTTCTTCTTCCCTTCTTCCTCTTGCCACATGGCCCGCAAGTGCGCTTGTTGTTCGCGCATATTGTTGATAAGGGCCTTTTGGTTGTCGTAAACCGATTCGCCTAACGCCTTATCTACGGCGTGTTCGAGTGCTTTATACACTCGTTCCAATTCTTCGACGGCGGCCGCGTGCTTCTTAATGGCACGTTCGGCCCGGCGGTCGCGGAAGTTGAACACTTCGAACGCGGAAGAAATAAGGCCGATACTACCCTGTATAATACCCAGCGGGTTGCCGGTTGCGATACCGGTAGCCAACTGTCCGGAGGAACCTATCATTTCGCCGATGTCGCCTAAAAGCTGCTGGGTTACTTCGTCGCCAGCAAGCCCCATATTCGAAAGCGCACCCGTAACCGCGTCGAACGAACCTTTTACCAAATCGGCCGTAGCCCCTACACTTTTGAATACTTCGGATAGGTTCGCTTTGCTTGCGTCCTTCTTATAGTCCTTCAAAGCCGTAGAAAGGGCCTTAAACGGGTTGCGGGTCTGTACTTCGTCCTTGGCTTCCCGTAGCTTGCTTAAAACTACGTCTAAGTCTTTCGGGTCGAGTTCTACGCCTAATTGGGCCTTCTGTGCTTCGATTTTTGCTATAAGAGCCTGTATTTGCGCCGTAGTAAGGTCGTCGAGGTTCCCGAAAAGTTGTTCCCAAGCCCCGGAATCCTGCAATTCTTGCAATGCGGCCGATGAAAGTGCCTTATTCTTGGCTTCCTGCAACTTCGCTACTAATTCTTCGTTCTTCTGCTCGGTCGCCAAGGCTATTTTTTCGTCGTATTGCGCGGAAATATCGGCGCATTTCTGTTGGTAGGTTTTGTATTCCTCTACCAATGCGTCGTAGTCCGTTGTCTGCTTTAACTGCTGGGTGGTATCGAGCGTTTTTAACTGTGTTTCGAGTATTTTCTTTCGCTCTGCGTCCGTTTCCTTCTCTATCGCTATTTCCAATTCCCTACGGCGGGTTTGGTACGATAATTCCGCGTCTATTTTACTTTGCAAATAGTCGTTATAATCGCGTATGGCCTTCGCGTAGTCCTCTTGGGCCTGCGTCGCTATGTTCGCTTTCTCGGTGTCTAAAACTGCCCCCTTTTCCTTGGTTAGTCCGCTATCGTCCGTTTCGAGTTCTTTACGTTTGTCGGCTATAATCGCCAACTTTTCTACAAGAGTATCGGCTAACGAAATCTGTTTTTCCAAACTCTTGGTATAACCGTCCATGTAAGTATCTTTTTCGATACTTACAAGCTCGTTAGACACTATCGAAATTTTCTTATTCCGGTCGGCCGTTTCCGGCAATGCTTCCAACTCCCGTTTAAGGTTTTTAAGGTAGGCTTCGTAACTTTCGCCTTCGGCCAATAATCCGGCAAATTCCGCCTTCGCGCTATTCCGTATATCTTCGTTCGTGGAATTTAGCCAATTGGCGTACTCTTGGTATTTCTTTTTTCGTTGCTCTAACTTCTCCGTAAACGGGTCTTTCTCCTTATCGCCGTCGGTATCGGTGGCCGTCAAGTCTATTTTTTTAAGTAATGCTTCCTGCTCTTGGATTTGCTTTAACAACGCCGTCCGTTCCGTATCGGTGGCCGCTTCCTTGTACTTCGTTTTCAAGGCGGAAATAGTCTTTTCCAAAGCCGCTATACTGCCTTCCGCTATTTTCTCCGAACCGGCACCTATGGAAGCCAATATTTCGCGTTCTTTATCGGAAAATTCTACTTGCTGGCGTACCAATGCTTCGTACTCTCTTTCGGCCTTCTCTACGGCTGCTTCTGCCTTCTGCCAATTGCTGGATTTTTCCAAAACAACCCCTTTTCGCTGCACGCCGTAACCGTCCGTATAGGTTCCCTTCTTCGATACATATGCTTTCGGGGTGGCTTCTAATTCCTGCTGAGCCTGTAATACTTCCTTGTATTTTTCTACGGCCAATTCCTGTACGGCCAAAGCCTTAGCACGCTGCAAACAGGCTTCTATAAACTTGGATTTATTGGCTACTAACAAATCTTCCGCGTCTTTTACCGTTCTAATGGAAAATCCCAAATCATCGAAGCGGTCTTTGTTGTCTTCGATAAATTTGTTTTTCGCGTTCATGTCGTTGCCGAGCTTATTCCAAGCGTAGGCAAGTTCGTTAATAGCCGATATGGGTTCTACGGCCGCTTCTACGACCTTCGAATTAAATTCTTCTTGCGCTTTCTTAGCTTCCCTCGTTTTGCTTATGTACTTCGATACAAGGGTAATTACCGCTGTAATCGCTACCGAAAGCCCCAAGGTAAGAGTAGCCATTAACGCCTTTGCCGCAACGTTAGAAATACCCAGCGCAACGCTCATACGGGTAATAGCTGCCGTATAAAGGTCTTTTGCCTTACGAAGCGTTACTAACATAAATGCTTCGTCTTTGTCTAACATTAACTGAACTTCGCGTAAGCCTATGGTTATAGCCATTAAAGACTGAATTTTAACCATAATCTTTTGCATATTCTCGTTTTCGCCGGCAAACAGGCTTACCGCACCTTGGGCGGCGGAAAATGCACCGGCAACGCCGGAAATACCGGAAATAAGACCTTCCCAGCCGCGCTCGCCTTTCTTCAAAATATTAGCCTGCGTGGTTACTGCGTCCATAGCTTCGCTAAGCTGGCCGAACCGTGCCTGTAATTTGGCGTACGCTTCCGAATTGGTTTCGCCGGCAAGTTCCATAGCGGCCAATTCCTCGCGTACTTCCCGTAGCTGGGTGCGGAAGCTCTTTTGCGCTGCTGCGTTCTTCTGTACTTCTTCGTAACGCTTCTTAAATGCACGTTCTTCCTCGGCGAGTGCGTCGGCCGATTCCCCAATTTCTTGTAATAGACGTTCGCGTAGCTTTATTTCATCGGCTATTTTCTGCTGTTCGCTGGTCTTGTGTCCCGATTGTCCGTAAATCTTGCTATATACGCCACCGGCTTCGGCTCCAAGTCTTGCATATTCCTTTTTCAAATCGGAAATAGCATTACTATGGGTTGCCGCCATAGCGTCAATGTCCCTAAATGCTGCGTCTATTTGGGCGGCAATTTCCTTAAAGGCGGCTTCCATTTGTTCGCCACCTTCTACGGTTGCGTTAGTGAATCCTTGTATTCGCCTTTTTGTTTCGTCCAATGCGCTATTTATTTGCCCGTTATTCGCAATTATATCGAACTCCAAGGCCCCGCCTTTTATATTCATCGGATAAGATTATTTATTTGTTGTAAAATACTTTCGGCGTTCTCGCTGGTTATTTTTGTAGCTTTGGTATCTGTGTTTCCGTCTTCGTCGTCGGCAATACTTGGCGCGTCAATTAACAACCGTTGCACAATGGCCCACGATACGCCGTGATGTAAGTAATCCCAAGTCCAGCCAAGGTGGGCGCAAATCGAACCCCGACGGCCATAGGGACTATTTAGCCCGGTTACTCTATGCGCTCCGTCCTCGGTTGGGTCGTCCTTGCGCCGCTCTGTAATCGCATAGAGTTTATAAAATCCCCTAAGTTGCTTACGCTGGTTATGGCTTCGGAAAGCCCTACCAATTTGGAAGGCTTTATAGTATGGAAGAAAAGTGCCGTAAGCCGGTCTAACTCCTTATCGTCGTTATATTTCCTAATCCGTCCGCCAGCACCAACTTCGGTAACGTGGTAATCTTCGCCCAATACGGCAATAGCGATTATTCGGGCCATACGTGCGGCGTTATCTTTGGCTATCCGTTTAGCTTCCGCCAAGGTTTCCGTTCCGCCGGCCGTAAGTCGGTCTTCGTTTACCTCCATTTCTACCCATATCGCGCTAAGCCTGTCAAGAACCGAAAGCGTAGGTTCCTGTATTTCGAAATCCTCTTTTACCGTAACTATTTCGGGGCGTTGAAAGAACCCTTTTACGCCTTTTTTACGCCGGCGAACTTTGTGCGTAACGCTGAACTTTATACCCTGCTTTACCAACAGGTTAAGTTCTTCGCGCTCTAACTCAAAATCCGTTTTTTCTCTTATGTTATCTTCGTTCATATTGCTTTATACTAAGAAAGCCCCCCGAAACTTTCATTTGGGGGGCTTTCGGGTTAAAGTAATGATTTCCCCGCTTTATGCCTGCACGTCTGCGGCAGTCATAAGCATAGCGGTCATTTTCTTGGTTCCCGTTTTGGTAGGCTGCAATACGGTACCGGCAACCTCGATAAGAAGAATACCGCTTTTGCTGAAAGTGGCGTTAATCTTACTTACGAGCTTCATGCGCGGAATCTCGAATTTAAGGCCCTGTTCCGGGGTAATACGTACCGACTTCTCTACTACGGGGATTTTATCCGGTGCTTCCCATTTATCCTGCGTAGATGAACCGTCGCCGGCCGTTCCTGTTCCGCCCAAAAGGTCGGCAAGAACCGTAACCGAAGGGTTCATAATCGAAAAGTTAAAGTTCGTCTTCCCACCCCGGCTAATGCTTACTACGGGGTCGTCCACTTCTTCGGCGTAGTGGTCGGTCGTTTCCGGGTCTTCCTGCGTCATCGTGCAGGTGTCTTGGTAGGTATAACCCAATACCGCCAAAGTTTCCCCCATACCGCCGTCTTCGGCAATTGCGCCTACCTCAATCTTGGAAAGGCCGATAGTATAAGTTTTCTTTGCTTCTGCCATTGTCGTAAATTTTAATTAGTTCGCTGTATGTTCCATTCTACCCGCAAGTTGTTGTAATGCTCGTTAATGCCCGGTTCTTTAATTATGGTTTCCGTAGAAACACGAATAGTCAGCCCGGTAATGTTCGCCGATTTTAGAATCGATAGAACAATAGCTGTTAGTTCGCGTATTCGCTCCCTATTCGCCTTAAATTGTTCGGTTCGGCATATTCTTTCCTTTTTGTCGGGGACGTGGATATTTACGTTTGAAGTTCCGGTTTGCGGTACTTCGTGGTTAAGGAATAGGTTGTTAATTACTACGTCTTCCTTCCCGGAATTATCCGGCCGTTCTCCCTGCACGAATATTCCGCCGCTAAGGGCCGCTTTCAATTCGGCCGAAGCGTTCAGAATCTCAAAAAGAATATCATCGGTTTCTATACTTTGCATAGCTATCTGTGTTAAATCCATAACCGGCAATGAAGCCGGCCGGGGTCGAACTTTTCACAAGTTCCGGTTACTACAACTAAGCCCGTTGCTTTGGCCGCTTCGACAAAATCGGTATTCGCAAGTTGGCTAACTTCTACTTCTTCCCGCGTTACAATTACCTGCGTGCCTTCGGGAATTTTGGCCGTACCTTTCGGTAGCTGGATAAGCGAAGCGAATACGCGGGTTTCTTCGTCGGCGGTCTGAATTGTCGAACCTTTACCGTTGGTTTCTTCCCGGCAAGCTGCTTTTAACTCCCATGCGGCGGCGGGCGTTTCCCAAGAACCGTTAGGTAATTGGACGCTTTCGCCGTTGTGCTGCAAGGCGTACAGGTATTGCGGGTATTGGTAGGAAGTCGTTACCATACGTTGCTTTTATTCCGAATTTTGGGCTTGCTGGCCGGCGTAATGCCTAATTCGGCGCAAGCCGCGTTATACCAAAGTTTGATAGCGTCCCAATTCCAACTAATGGAATACCCGCCTTCCCCGATATTAGCAAGGGGGATAAGCGTTGTAAACTCGCGGCAAATGGCCGTTTTTGCCTTCCGTACGTCTACCGGTGCGTCCGGGTCGGGGATAAGGTTGCTTTGGTTGCAAAGTATCAAATCCACGTCGTCCGCCGTTAGCTGGAATCTGCCGACCGTCTTTGTTATCCATTCTTTGTAAGTCATTGGTAGCGGGTGTTAGAATAGGGGCGACCGTTGCCGGCCGGCCCCGTCTTCGTTAGTGTGTCCAAGTGCTGTTAGAAGTGTCCAAAAGGAAGGAACGGCCCGAAGAAAGCCAAGCCGGGAAAGCGTTTGCAATTCCTACGGTAACTTCTTCGATAGGTTCTTCGGTGGAATACTTCTTTACGCAAGTGTGGCCGTTCATAGCTTTGATAGCTACGGAACCTTTAAGGTTCATATCGGCCGGCTTCTTCCAATAGGTCGAACCGAGTACCTTGCTTTCGCTGAACATTACCACGTTATCGGCGAACGGGTTGCCGGTAATACGGCTTCCGTCGTCTTTCTCGATAGTAATATCTTGGTCGATAACGACGACCTGCAAGCCGCGCAGGTACGCCAAACCTTTCATAGCTGCGTTTACCTGCTCCAAGCTCGGCGTTTGTGCGATGTTCAAGGCGTTAGCCGCGAACGAAGCGGAAAGTTTCGTTACTTCCTCGGTCTGAACCATAAGCGCGAAGGTGTCAAGGTTCATAAAGGCGTACTTCAAGCTAATACCCTTCTTCTTGGCCTTAGCTACGATAGCCTTAAAGTCCTTGCTAAACGGTTTCGCGCTGGTGGTATTCCAAGCGGCCGAGCCGGTCTGAAATCCTACCTTCTGCGTTGCGTCGATTTGATAATCTACGTCGTATTCGGTAATTACGCTATTGTTGTTGTCGTTGGTAAGCGTTACTTTGCCCAACGAAATAGACTGCAACGCAATCCATTCCAAGCGGGCGGCCACCCCGTCCCAGCAGTACTGCGTATCTTCGGCCCACGCTTCTACCAACGCCCGAAGGTCGGGGTTCGCGGAAGTCATGGCGACCATAATGTCGTATTCGTTAAGCTCGTTTTCGTCCTTGGTGCGCTTAATAGCCACTTTCGGAATATCGCCCTGAATACGCGCAATAGCTTCGCGGGTCTTCTTGTTGATACTTGCGCCACGCGCTACAAGGTCGCCGGCAATCTTTAACCCTACCTGTGCTTCAAGGGCTTTCCACGTAAGCGTGTAGTTCTCCTTCAAGGGGAACAAGGTAGGATAGTAATACGGTTTAAGGTCGTAGGTATTAACTACGGCCTGCATATCCCTTTCGGTAATGCCAATCATTAAGCTCCTTTGCATAACTTTTCCCGATTAAATTAGATAAACTGAATACCGGTAAGTTTGGCTTTCACTTCGGCACCGATAGGCGGGATATTGCTTTCCCGAAGTTGCCCGATAGTTACGGCGTTTACGATATGGTTGCTAAGCGCGTCCACGTCGTAGCTTTCGCCTACAAGGGCTACCGGTGCGTATTTGAAAGCTGCCCCCGAAGCCCCGGCCTTGGCTGCGAGGTAAAGCGAATCGCCGGCTTTTGCGGCAACTCCAAGGGTTGTTCCTACCGTAAGGT